GTCTCCGAGGGGTTATCCAAATTCTCGAAAACATAGGGGGCTATCTGATTTCGACCGTTCCGTCCTCGTTTACCTTGTAGCGCGTATTTCCGCCCAGATGCTCGTCTGCGTGACAGTCCCGGCAGAGTGCTTCGAGGTTGTTGAAGTTCAGAGCGATCTCCGGGTTGTTGATTGTCGAGCTGTCAAGGTAGACCTTATGATGTACGATCACCGCCGGTCTGTATAGTCCCTTCTTCAGGCAGCGCTCACACAATCCGCCGACCTTCTCCAGGTACGAGAGCCGAGTGTGCTGCCACCGTTTCGATTTGTAGAACGATGCTGCGAAGTCTTTCATTCTTCCCTCCTGATTGCATAGAAAAGAGACAGTCGTGTGTCCTCAATTACACCGAGGTCGTTAATCGCGGCTGCCTCTCGTTTGTGTCAGACGGCTTCAGGAGGCCTTGTATATTTTCTGACGATAGCACCATAGCACATTTCGATGCGATATTGTTCGATAACATTACAAAACCTCCTCGAAGGCTTTTAGTGCGGCTGTATGCAACATCCTGACATAGCTCTCCGAATAGTGGATCTCCTCCGCAATCTGCCGCAGCGGTTTGTCGTGCAGGTACCGCTTGATCAGTATGGTCCGGTATAGGTCGCTGTCCACCTTCCAGATCTTCTGCTGGATCTCCTCGTAGGTATCGACCAGCTCGGCCTCGAGATCGAGCATCCTCTGTTCCGCGTCCATTAGCTTCTGGATGTTCTCAAGAAGCGGATCATGTGGCGAACTCTGCACGTTGATCTTGTCGTACCGGATCGCGCCGACCGACTGCATCCGGTGTCTGATCTCCTCAATGCGCTCGTCTGCCTGGCGGATCTGTTCCCGGATGTAGATCGCCCTTGATAAGTATTCGCGAGCCGTCATCTTCTCGGCCTCCTTTGCTGTTTCTGCAAGTTAAGACGCTCGAGATCCAGCGTGTTCATCAGCCAGATCGGATCGACCTCTGTCAGCATCTTGTAATAGTCAGACCGGAAGAACTGCTCGATTGCGCGGAGATGATAAACGTCCCGTGCGTCTATGTAGTCCTTCGCGGCCTGGACCACGATCGCGTTCGCAAGGTTCTCGTATGGATCCCCGTCGTGTCGCATCGCATCGGTCTGGTGTATCGTGGCGCGGTTTGGTCGCCATTTCATTTCGGCTCGCCTCCGTTTTTCTGGTTCAGCTTCCAGACGATCCGGTTCGTGAACATCTGCACATAGACCATCTCCTGAAGGATGTCGTCGCCCTGTCCGGCCTTTACCTCGTCCCAGATGCTTTCGAGAAGCGTCAACGCAATCGCCACTCGCTCGGCCTGGGAGCGTTTTTTGAGTTCAATCGTCTGCATCGGTATCCTCCACTTCTGTGTTCCACTCGTCACCGTGCGTGGCTTCGAGTCCGTCAATGTTCCAGGTCTGTTTCCGGTCCTGTTTCTCCGCCTCGCCGTTCGCAACCACGAATACGCACGTCACGAGGCCGAAGAACGAACCGATGAAGAGGCCGATGAAGAATGCGATGATCATGGTTTGTCCTCCTTTCCCCATTGATCCGCCATGGCCTTTGCGATGCCCGGGAAGGTCTTGCTCCGTTCTTTCGAAGAACTCACGCCAAAGATGTTCTCCCTTCCTTTCCGTCTGTACGCGCTGGCACATCCGTTCACCCAGCTGCCCTTTGTCGGCTCCACGATTTCGGTCGGTAGCAGAGCTCTCACCCCTCTGATCCAGAGCAGCGTCCTTTTCGTGTACGGATGCCCGAACTCATACGGCTGGATGATCTGCGTCGGTTTTGGAAGGCAAGCGATCTGCATCGGCGTCGGGTTTTCAACGACCACCCTGTCGCAATCAGCTTTTAGAATTTCCATGAAGAGGTCCCGGGATCGAATCATGCTCTTCACTCGCTCCTCGTCCAGGTACGAATTGCCGTCTGCGTGTCTGTGGTACATTCTGCAAGCGCTCGCCGTCGTCATGTATGTGCACGGCGGATGTGCGATGATCAAATCCCACTTGTTAGGAATCACGATCTGCCACCCCCCCCTCAGTTGTGAACGAGCAATGTCCGTTTAGCAGAGGAACGACGTCCCCTTTGATGTGCCATTCCGGATGCCCTCCGGAGCAGTCCTGGATGTCGCACGAGAATGCGTTGTGTCCCTTGGCTCGGAACGCTTTGCAGACCTCCTGTGATTCCTCACACGCCACGAGTACGTTCATCGTCTCACCTCCTCCACCATCATGATCACCTGCCCGGAACGCTCGACCTTCCGGATCTCTTTGAACCGGCGACGCTTCCAGGTCTGTCTGATTGCCTTTTCCGCGTCCGGTGAATCGAACCGGAGCCCGAACTTGTACTTCGTGGTCGCCCATAACACGTCCGGGTCCTTCTGCCTCCGCTCTTCGTACTCGCACCGCTTCTGGTAGTCGTCCGTGAAATAGTACGGATATTCCTCCCGGGCCGTTTTGCAATCGCAGACGCGCATCTCCTCGTATCCGCCCGGGTACCGAACGAGGACCATTCCCCGGTCGTTGCATTTAGGGCATCGGACCGCTTCTGACCATGCCACGCTGTCCTGTGCGATCTTCCGGTTTGCGAGCCTCGCGTTCTTCGTTGCGTCCAGGATGTCAGCCGGTGTCGGTTCCTTCTGGTTGTACCTGATCCAGTTCAGAACTCCCTGACGAACCTCCGGCAGTTCGTAATCCTTCAGGACCTCGAACCAGAGCTCGAACGTGCCGCTGCCCGAAAAGTCCATGAACCGGTACGCGCCAGTCAATGCGTCCGTGATCTCAACCATCTGCTCTCTGTTCACGTTCCCTCTCCTCCCTGTCTAACCGTGCAGCCAGTTCTCTGACCGCTGCGGATTTTTCTGCTTGAGTTTTCCAACCACTGCCGCCTCGCGTGTACGCGCTTCTTTCCTTCTTTCTTTCTTTATCTTTCTTATAGAGACTTCCGTCTGAACTTCCGTCAGCACTTCCGTCTGAACTTCCGTCACCCATTCCAGAGGCTCGCCGCTGATTTTGATATTTGTCCCAATTTACAACGGTTAGAGTACTGCCGTTAGGACTTCCGACCGTCTGTACAATATCCCCTTCCGCCAGAACACCCAAAAACCGTCTTACTCTATTTTCCGACCATCCCCAGCGTCGCGCGAGAATGGGAATTGAGGTGATCATCTGTCCTGGCTTCAGTTTTACGAGCTTCCCTTTCGAGTAAAATTCGTGCTCGGAATAGTTCACGGTCAGGAGGATGTCGAGGAAGGCGTGAAGGTTGTCGAACTCTCTGGACTGATAGATCCAGTTCTCGAGGATCGCTCTGTCAATCTTGATCCATCCCTTACTGTCTGCCATTGTCTGCCCCTCCTAATATCTCCACGATCCAGGCTCCGGTCTCGCCCTTGTTGCAGAACCGGAACTCGACCCCGTAGGCTGCGGATGCCATGAACATCTTTCGGAAGATCATCTCGCCGGTGATTTTCGTGTAGCAGGACTTCCATGTCTTCACGTCCCTGATGGTCCTGATCTTGCCTCCGTGTTCGCACAGCACCACCAGATGGATCCCGGCTTTCGAAGCGCCCCGGATCTCGTTCCAGAAGCGCCTCGAATCTGCCGTGCATAGGTTTTGAGCGAGCTCGTCCAGGTTTTGCTTTCGGTCGACGGAAACAGTCCCTCCCGGCATCATGTAGTCCCCGAAGTCGAGTTTGCGGTTCTCAAATTGCAAACCGTGTTCCTCGAAATAGGCCCGTACATGGCCCCACTTTTGTTCCCTTGTGTCGACGATCAGGTTCATGAGAACGGCAGCCCCTCCAGATCATCCGGCACCTGCATGAAGTCTTCGGAACCGGTCACAGTCGGAGCTGCGCTCGGTGCCTGTTCGTTCCGGGCCGTTTCGTCTCTCTTGCTCTCCAGGAACTCCAGCCGGTCGACGATGACGTCCGTCGTGTAGACCTTGTTCCCGTCCTTGTTCGTGTAGGAGCCGGTGTTGATGTGGCCCTCGATGCCGATCCTGGTTCCCTTCGAGATGTACTGCTCGATCAGGTCGGCAGTCTTCCGGAACGCCACGCAGCTGATGAAGTCCGCGCCAGCGTCTTTGCCTCCGCGATCGACCGCAAGCGTGAACCGGGCCGATTTGTGGTCTCCTTCGCCTCGCACTTCCGGGTCTCGGGTCAGCCTCCCGATAAGAATGGATTTATTCATTATTCGTTGCCTCCTTCGATCTCTTTGCGGCTTCCTTCTGCATACAAGCCAGGCACAGCTTCCGTCCGCAGTTTCGAATCGAAATGTCGACCAGTTCCGCGACGGTCTTCGTGCTGGTGGCCTTGATGGTCTGACCGCAGTCCGCACATTTTTCCTGGCTGGCCTCCTTGATCCGGATGCCCGTGGTCTGCACCTTGCCGACCTTGCAGCTGATGACGTAAAGCGTGATTTGCTGGCCCACGCACTTCCTCGGGTCCTTGCCTTCCGGATCGAACAGTTCCCGGAGCTTCTTCGAGTTCGTCTTGTTCAGGATCATAGGCTTGCACTCGTTGAAGAAAAGGCTCTGCCGCTGCTCTTTACTGTTCGTCTTCTGGTTGAATGCCTCCGCGTAGTCGATGTCCTTAATGGTCACGACACGCTCCGCTCCGACCGGCCCGATCAGCTCCGCATTGATGAAGTTCGGATCGATGATCTTTTCCCATGTATCAATCATTATTGTCACCTCCCAATGTGCTCACGTCCTTCTCCGGGCCTTCGTAGCCGTACCAGTCTCCTGTGTCCTGGCAATATTTCAGCGTCCCGATATAGGTCCGGAAAAGGTCGATTCCCTCGTTGATGAAGTCCTGGTCGCAGATATACACCCGGACCGCATAGGGCTCGGTCTTCTCCTGGGCGACGAACGCGAAGCCATATTCTTGAAGCGTGTTCTGGAACATTCCTTCGCAGTACATCCCGGCCTGGAGCTTGTAACCGTACCGGCGACATGATGCCTCAAAGTGTCCGTCCGCGCAGGAGTCGGTCGTCTTGTAGTCCACGATGTAGGGCTTGCCGTTGTAGGTCGTTAAGCAGTCCGGCCTGATCTTGCAGTCGATGCCGGTCTCCGGATCCGTCCAGAAGAAGCTCTGCTCGTGGTCTCCGGTGAGGAGTGCAGCGGCGTCTTCGTTCCGTTTCAGCGCCTGGATCATCTCGAAGAGCTGCTCGCCCTGGTCGGGTGTCAGGATCTTCCGGTCTCCAGCTTCTTCCAGGAACTCGGCATAGCGCTGTTTTCCTTCTTTGGTGCGTCTGTCAATCGGATCTGTCATGACGATGTATTCCTCCCCGAAGTCCTCCGGCTCCAGCGCGAGCTTGTGCATAGCCGATCCGAACAGAAGCGCCGGTGTTTCATCGTCATCGTCGCGGTGCGTGATCGCCCACATATAGTGCAGCGGTGTTCTCGACATCTGCCAGAGGTCTGATCGTGAGACCGCCGGGTATGCGCGGTATTCCTTGTTTGTCATGCGTTTGCCCTCCTCTTCTTCTCTTCCAGGTACATCTCCGCGTACTCCTTCGCATCCTGGAGCGTGTACCGTTCGATGATGTCCCGGCCCTTGTCGACCACGATGTATGTCGTGTGGTCCCAGGTGCCGGTCCGTCCGCTGTGTGGGATGTGACGCTTCCGGCTCTCGACCGTGATGTCGGTTCCGTCGAGGCCGTAGATCGTGTCTGTTCCTTCAGGGCTTACGGTGCGGCCCAGTCTTGTCCACTTCATTCCAGCGCCTCCTTTTCCTCCTTCAGCCTGTTCGAGATCGTCTGACCGCTGACCCCGAACTCGACACCGATCTTGTCATAACTCCACCCGGCATCCAGCAGCGCGTGAACCTTCGGCATATCCAGCTTCGCACGGTTCGGAGCGGTTCTCTTTTTCGGTTCCGGTGTCGGGTCCGGGTTCGCCGTCGTGTCCACCTCCGGCTTCTTTCCGTGGCTCATTACCGCCACAGCCACCGCGTCGTCAACCTCCTTGTAGCAGTCCAGGCAGAACTCCGCGTTGAACTCCTCCTCGATCTGTTCGCCGGTCAGAACGTCGATGGTCCTGAAGCCGATCTGGAAGATGGTGTCCGTCACCTGCCGTCCGCATTTGTCGCAGAAGAATGTGGTTTTACGCATCCGGATCCTCCTCTCCCAGCACCGCGTTCGTCTCCGTTTCGAAGATGAGATCAACCACCTGCCGGATCGTGTTGAGTCTGATTTCGATGTCGCTGCTGTGGAACTCGTGCTTGTTGTAGTATTCCGCGTCAGCGATCTTTGCGCGTTCAATCATCTTCGTGAGTCCGCGCTTTACTGTTGCGAGTACAATAGTGTCTCTGTTTTCTTCCATCTTTCGGCCCTCCTGAAGCCTCATCTGATTTGTTCGAGCTCGTGGCCCATGACCTGGTTGACATATTCCTGGTCGTATGGTCCCCAGTCGCTCTGTTTGTGTTTGCTGATCACTTCCGAAACACTGAACCCTTGCCGGATCCGTTCTGCGGTCTGTCTGACGTAGATGTAGATCTGAACATAAGGATTAAAGATGTCCGCTCCTGCGTATCCGTACCGCGCAGCCCTCTCTTCCCAGTAGGTGATCCGGTACTGTAACAGGCCGTAGTCGATGCCGTCCGTGATGTCGTACACATCAAAGCCGGATTCCTGATAGGCCGTCAACACCGCGTACTCCATCCACCATCCGATGCCCTGGCTGTTCAGCTCCTCGTACATAAACCGCTGCAAGTCGTGGTCCAGGGTCTCGCCGTCCACCGTGTAGATCGGGAAGTAGGCCTCGGTCGGTTCCGGTGCCGGCGTGGTCTCCGGTACGGTCTCCGGTTCCGGTTCGGGTTCCGTCTCCGTCTCCGGAATCGTCTCCAGCGGTAATTCGACCAGTTCTGTGAAGGTTTCCGGTTCCGCTGCCGTTAAATCCACCGCCTCGCGCCGAATTTGCCGCTTTTCCGGCTCCGTTTCGGTTTCTTCGATAAAATCCTCGTGTTGCGTCTCCGGGCCGTAAAATGCCTCATTATCGACCGATGACAGTGTGACCGCCACGGCGATGATGCAGGCCAGTAAAAGGCCCCAGTATTTCGGTTCGATCATTGTTGCTCCTTGTCTGGATTTGTTACCGGTTCCAGATCAGACCGGGTGCGTGACTATTTGTAACACTTTTAGGCAAAAAAAATCGCGTCTCTTTCTGCCCGTGAAATCCGCAGGATCTTTGATACCTCCTGCGCTTCGTCAGTCTTCCACTTCACCGTCCCGGACATTTTCTTCAGGAAGGTGTCGTAGGAGATCCCGGCCTGGTCCGCGATGTATCGCTTCTTCAGACCGCTCCGCTGAACCGCTGCGCCGAATTTCTTAACGTCGAACATATTCCTCCTTTCTGTGTTCATCCACACTTCACCTCACTCTGCATCTTCCGGGCTTGTGACCGGCTTCGGCTGCATTAAGGTGGCCCCGAAGGGTTCAGGGCCTGTTGCATAGCGGATGGATCTCCGCCTGTCTCGGTTCGGTTGTGAAGTGTTGGCACCATGCTTCCGCGTTCTTTCCGCTGCCGTCGTGCCAGTCCCAGGTGAAGCACCAGGCCTTGTTTTCTATGAATGCGTCAACGCCGGGTTTACAGTAGGTGCTACCATCGAGTGCGACGTACTTGTTCGTGCATTTGTGGCAGTCGAAGTGATAGATCGCCATTGCCTTCTCCTTTCCAGAAGGGCCACCATCAGGCGACCCTCTTGATGTATGCCAGCGTCAGGCTTCCGTTCAGCTCTACCTGATAGATCCATGCGAAGTTCCTGGTCTCCGGTTCCGAAGTTCTGACGAAGTCAACCATGGTCCCGATCTCCTTCACGATGCAGAGGCTCTTGAGCGCCGACCACTCGTTCAGGGCCGTTGTTGTCATCTTTGCGTTTCCAATCATGATTTCGTATGTATTCATCTTTAACCTCCTGAAGTTGTCTGCGTGACTATTTGTAACGCCTATGGTGATAGAATACTCCTCTGTTTTCGATTTGTCAACAACTTTTTGCAACTTTTTATGAAAAATTCTTGATGATTTTCGGAAGTTCTGATAATATAAAGAAAAAAAACGAGGTGCGTTATGGATTATAAAGAAGAATTTGGAATGAGGATAAAAGAACGAAGGGAAGAGCTCGGAATGACGCAGACCGAACTCGCAAAGAAACTCGGCTACACGAACCGCAGTATCATCTCGCTCGTGGAAGCCGGGAAAAGGTCTCTCGATGTTGACCAGGTACGACCGCTGGCGAAGGCGCTGGAAATGTCGATAGATGATCTGCTGGATGGCCCTGCGTCCCTGGATGATCAGCTCACGGAGACCCTTTCCCGTCTGACCCCGGACCAGAAAGAGGCTGCGCTCCGGTTCCTTCAGTCAATGTTTGCAGGAAAATGAGCATCTCGACCTTCTGCTCTGTTGTCATTTGTTTCAGATACATTTCGAACTCGTCCATATTATTTCCTCCTTTACGGAAATTATACGAACAGATGTTCGATTTTGTCAAGCACATTTTTCATGTTGACGGTTCTATCCGTCAGGAGGGAAGTTATGGGATTGCTTAAAAGTCTAATCAAAGCCGCTGCCGGTTACAAAGAAATTGAGTTCAATGTCGCCGGTGTCACGTTTAAGAACGGCAGGAAAACGCGCCAGGCTCTGCTCCGGGCCATGAAGTGGAAGGATGCCCCGTTCGATCACGGTGTGGAGATCACCTTCGACCGGTACGATTACGAAGGCAGCCTCGCGATCGGAGTGTACGCAAACGGAGAACAGCTCGGGAACGTACCGGCAGATCTGGTCCGTGAATTTGACGAGAAGTGGACCGGACGATACATCATCGAGTCCTGGGAAGTTCTCGGATCCGGTAAAGAGGCCCCGTTCGGCTGCCGGATCAAGGTTCTGTTCGATAAGTAAACGAGCGATTCAACAGCTCACACACCCCGATGATTCAACCGTTCACCGCATAAAGTCGCATAACACAGCCCGGTCCAGTTACATCCCTGAATGGCATTCAGAAGGCCAAGGGTTCGAGCCCCTCCGTCTCCACGAAAATGGCTTGTTTCCGGGATTCTTAACGGGTCCCGGTATTTTTATGCGCTGGAACATGAACGCTTGAATTTCGGGCCGAATTTGGAGGTTAAACAGCACATGAGAAACGCGCTCACATTCGAAAAAGCCATTGATTTGTTCATCGCTGACAAACGCGCCCAGGGAATAGCAGCTGCCACGTTGAGGTCGTACCGGAACACGCTCTGGTACATCTGGCTCCCGGAACTGCCGAGGGATCTTGACGGGATCACGACGGGCGTGGTCAGGGATGTCGTCGGGAAGTGGTCCCGGACCGAGGTCAGCCGGAACACGATCCGGTCATACACCGCGACCATGCAGAGCTTCCTGTCCTGGGCTCGCACGAACGGCCTGTCTGACGCGGAAATTCGCCTGTTTAAGGGCGAGGAGACCGTGCCGGAGTGTTATTCTGCGTCGGAACTGAAAGCGCTCCTAAAAAGGCCAAATCTGAAGACCTGCACGTTCGCGGAGTATCGCACCTGGGTCATTATCAACCTGCTCGTGAATGATGGCTGCCGGGCCTCGACGATCTGCGCGATCCGGAACCAGGACGTGTACCTGGACGACGCGGTGATCTATCTCCGACACATGAAGAAGCGCCGGTCCATCACGATTCCGCTGTCGGATTTTATGGTCAGCGTCCTCCGGCAGTACATGACGATCCGGAAGGGATCACCGGCTGATTGCCTGTTTTCGACTGAGCTGGGAGCGCCCCTGACTGTCGAAGGGCTCCGGACATCGATCAATCGTTACAATCATAGCCGAGGCGTTCACCGGACCGGGATCCATAAGTTCCGACACACGTTCGCGCGGATGTACCTGGTCGAGTGTGAAGGAGATCCGCTGCGGCTCCAGAAGATCCTCGGGCATTCGACGCTGGAGATGACGAGGCACTATGCGAAGCTGTTCGATGCCGACATCGTAAAGGACCGGAACACGAAGTCACCTCTGGAAAAACTGCGAGACCCGGACCGCATCCGGATGAAATAAAAAAAGAGGCCCCACGCTGCCATGACGTGAGGCCTGACCAGGAAGGAGGAAGCCTGGTCCGAAGTCCGGGCGGAAAATGAACACAAAAAGACCCGGAGGATTATTCTGTTTTGAGATACCGTTTCGAGACCCACGGTGTCCAAGTGTACACGCCGTCAATGGATACCTGATACCAGTTGCCTGATTCGCCGATAATCGGCACACGTTCGCCCTTGCGTAAGTAGTTGCGGATGCCCTCGCCGACCAACTGGATGTTGCACTTCTGAGCGAGTGCTGACGGAGCGCATCTGAGATAGACCTCGGTTGTAGCCGTGCCGTAGCGGTCATACTTCGGCGGTTCGGGGTCTTTCGTGACGAGGTAGACCACGGCGGTATGCTGATTCGGAATGACTAAGATGTCACCACGCTCCAACCCTTTGCCTGTGGATAAGTCCACCTTGTCGGTGACGAATGTGAAGAGCGAGGATTTGCCGTACATTCCCAGCATATCAATGGTTCTTCCGTACTGGTAAATGACTGCGGTGTCGGGATGCGAGACGGTCTTGAGCGTGATGTTGACGCACCCGTTGACCAGAGCGGAACAGTCGCACTCGCAGTCCACCGTGATGTGTGACGGATCGGGGTCTTTGGCTAACTGCTCATAAAAGGTCTTGCGGTTCGGCTGACTGTACCCGATGTGGGAATTGTCTGCGGTCTGCTGACATCTGATGGTGTAGGCTTCACGCACATCGTCACGCAAGCACCTGATGACCTGAGTTTCGGGTCTGTTCCAGAACGCAATCATCTTATCGTATGCGATATTCCGCACCTCGTCACCGATCTGATCGCCGGGTCTGCTTCCTTCGTACCCGTCCAGACCGTGTTCGTCATGGGCGGCATCGGTTAAGATAATCATAGTGTTTCTCCTTATGTCGGGCTATTTCCAAGCCGTACAAGTCTGAGATCTGCGTTGCATACTCGGTTCTCACCTGTGGACTGGTAGACCCTTGCAGATACCACTGTCCCTGCGTTTAGATAGCCAAGGAATACATTCACAGACCCACCGCCAGAGTGCATATTGTTACGGACGGCAGTGCTCTCGTTACCGTAAAAGATATAGTGGTTGTAAACCGTTGTGGTGCTTGTGGTAAAATTTGCCTTAGAAACCGCCAACCACAATCCGCTTGTCGGGATGGTGTATGAGCAGACTTCCGTGATTGTTTCGTTCGGGACTGTGACGCTTCCGCTGACGGACTGATACGGCAACGGCTCTCTCTGTGCTTCTTCGATTGCGAGCAGCTCCTCCACGCTTACCTTCCGCACCGCACCGTCCTTCACCACGATGATCGAATCCGCACTGGTGTCAGAGGCTACCTCGGCAAGGGGCGTGGTGGCAAGGTCTGTTTCCTGTTCCTGTAGGTTTAGTGTATCGCCGACCACCTCGGCGGTTAGGGTTCTGATTGTTGGCATGAGTGTACTCCTTTATGATACCGTTACTTTACACAAAGCGAAACATCCGTGCTTCGATGTCGCTTTAACAAATGTGGTGCCAGAACTTACTCCGATAACCATACCACCGTAACAAGTACAAATATCCTCGTTAAATGATTCCCATTTGATCGTCATGTCAGACGGATTCTCTGGCGTAAAGGTCGGAGTTCCAAGCCATGATCGTTCACCGACCGAAACAGATAACGATGACGGAATGCTTATCGCTGTCTCTTTTATGTACTCTGTCACGCCAACAGGGGCATACACTCTCACCCAAGCAACCTGTGTCTCTGCAATATCCCATGACGGTGTACCATTTAGATACGGCACACAATTAAGAATCAGAAAATGCGGATGCTGAAACGGATTCCACCCATTTACAACCCCGTTCGATGTAGCCCACGTTCCTTTTTGAACACCATCCACATAGAATGTGACGCTTGTTTCTGTCCATTCGCACGAATAAATATGCCAGTCTGTGGGTGTGCTTGTAAGTGATGCAATATTCCCACCTTGCATAGAAGTTCCCGCAGTGTCAAAACCCGTTTGCGACCAATGCGTTCTTGCACCAACCGTGCCGTTGTCAAATTCAGCAACATCAATTTCTCCGCACGACGGAAATAGCACGCCCCTTGTCGCATCGTATGGTTCGCTTTCTGATGTGCAAATCCTTTCATTATTCGCCCCAAGCGTCCAGAATGTTGAATGGTGTGCATTTACAGATGGAAACTTAATTTTTGCCTCAAATCTCCCATAGCGAAACTCAAACAGGTTATTTGTATCAAGGAATGGACAACTATACACCGCATTCGATAACGGATGGTCTTTTGTCGCATAAAATGATAATCCGTCACCAGAAGACGAGTTCCTATCTGCATCTTCCGGATAAATAAATGTGCCGCATGAATCCCTGTATCCATATACAGGTTTCCACTTTGCTCTGTCTATTCCATGCTTGTCGAACTCATCGTGCCAAACAAGAAGTCTGTTCGGAAGCAAATCTTCTAATTCTTGTTCATCTTCACCTATGAGCGAGTTTCCGTAAACATCATATACTCCCATTTTACGCCTCCAAAATCATCCACTTCATAGAATAAATAATAGCGGTCATGTAGCCTTGCAAAAATAATGCGTTTGAAGTTGTGTAATAACTCGATACATTAGAAGTCGAATACAAAAATTCATCATCCAGATAAAAATACTGAGTACCACCGCTTTCGTATTCAATCCTTAATTTGTATTTTGTATTAAGGTTCCATGTTTTGCCAGAAATTTCTGTTCCAACCTGAGTTGATCCTTCGATATTTAAAAATACAAACCCATGGTTGTTGCTGTGAAAAACATTAAAGGCAACCCCGTTTGTCCCGTTTGACAATCTGCTACTGATAGAAGAATCGTTTGATCCAACAGACTCCACCTTAAACTCTAATTCAAGTACCGATTTGTGTGCGGTTAAAATGTTATCTGGTCTAAATCTTGTGTAGACGGAACTGGTATTGCTTGTTCCAATATAACGCAAACCGACATTATCAACAAATGAAACGGTTGGCGATCCTGTTATGGTTGTATAAATCCCGTCAAGTTCCGCAGATGGGAGTCTTCCGAGCGTATAATCCCACATTGCCCCAGCATTGACCGTCACATCAAACGTAGCGGTTTTGCCGCCGTATGAAGCTGTTACCGTACTTGACCCTGTCACTAACGTGCCACTCAGGATATAATCCTCGCTCGGCACAATCTCTGTTGAAGAATCAGAGAACGTAGCGGTCACAATGAGGTCTGCTTTCAGATCATCAAGCGAATCCCACGGATACACCTCTCCACTCTGCGTATACACCGCCGAAATGCTCACAACCGTCAGCGCAACCGCCACCACCGTGATAACCACATCACCTGTGACTGTCGGGATAGTAATCGTGCCGTTTGAGTAGACGGACGATGTCACATTCGCACCGCCCATCGTCACGGAAACTGTCGCACCTTCAAGCGTGTAGCCTGTTGCGGCAGAAATAATCGCCGTATATGTTCCGTCCTTCGGGGTCTTTGTGGCAGGGTTGGAGTTGACCGCATTCGAGAGCGTGTTTGTCACATTCCACATATTGTCATAGAATGCCGTGTACAACTCGTCATAGTAATCTTGACCGTGTTCATCTATATATGCAACCTTCTCGGCGATCTGTAAGGATGCCTGTTTTACTTCCTCTGTCAAACCGCCGCCAAGGTCATACGATACGCCGTTGAGGGAGATTTTCTTAATCGTTGGCATTCTCGCTCTCCTTCTGTGCCGTCCAGTAGTTGTCGCTCGATACCTTCAGCAGAGCGTTCATAAACAGAGCCACCGCCGAAATGGTAGCCACGATTTCCGCACCATACGGCAACCCCCAGATTTTCGAAAGCGTCCCGTACAGAGTCGCAAGCGCAGGGAGTACGATGTTGCCCAAAATTCGGATCACATCGTATGCCTTGTCACTCATAAACCACTTCTTCATACCTTCACCCCTTTATTGTGACTTAATCGGCAACCTTTTTACATTGTCGATCAGTGTGTCCATGTACCCATTGCCGCCAAGACCCTTGTAGGCTTCAAACATCGTCAGGATTCGGTGCAGTTCGTCTGCCGTGATTGACCCTTCCTCGATGTACCTCTGCCCAAGACTGTCGGTTGAATCCCAGAGAAGCGCAAGCAGAGCCTTGCCCGATGCCGTCTTCTTCTCATTCTTCTTCGCAAGCAACTGGAACACTCCGCTGATGACTGCGGACAATGCCCCAGAGCCTACGATTGCCACGATGATTTGTTCTGTCATGTTCTCCCCTTACGAGTTCCCGTATGTTTTGATGATATTACCGTTCCCGTCGTAGAATCGGAGTGCATCCTGGGATAGAGTTGCTCTCGTGTTTCCGTTGTTGTCGTTTATATACAGGACACCGCCGGAGCCATACGATCCAAGGAACGACAACCGTTTTGATCCTGCTGCATCGTATAGGGTAAGGCCTCCACCGTATGTTCCATAAGCGAGATATATAATTGTTGCCCCAGGAGTGTCCGTCTTCCGGACAAGGATTCCACCACCTTCGTACTGCGTCGTGTGACCGTTTCCGGCGTTTGTGACTGCTATGCGAGCCGGTGACAGCGAAACGGACGAACCCTGATAATTCAGCACGATTGAATCGTAATACAGGCTGCTCGTGCTTATATTGATTGTACCGCCGGTGATGTTTGCATTGTTGGAGTTGATCGTGCCCGTGAACGTGCCGTTCTGCATCCTCAACTCGCCGGTCTCCATGTCCAGGTAAAAATTCCCGGCTTCGTCAGAAAGCACCCCGGCCTTGATCAGAGATGCAATCAGGGTTCCTGCTGTGATGAAGTTCGCCACGAAATGTCCATCCGCTGTCATCGCGGTCTCATACGGGCCGTTGTAGCCGTTGTTCGATACCCCGAGGCCGTTCTGGTTCCAGCGCCAGACCCGTGTCGCGGTTTCGATGTCCGGAGCGTTCATGATCAGCAGCTCGTAAGGGTTCCCGTCCGCGTCCCGGTTGATCACGACATATCCACCGGTCGCGCCCGTGATCTGTGCCGTCGCCTGGTCCACAGCCCGGGCCAGTGCCGACTTCGCGCTTGTCAGTGCTTCTTCCTGGTTCCGTTCGTTGGTTGCCACGATTCCGGCAAGGTTCGTCCGAGCGTTCCCGAGGATCACTTCGTCGTACCGGTCCTTGAGAGTGTTCCAGACCGTCTTCGTGACCTTCGCCTTCGCCTCAATGTTGAACGGTTCAAAGATCACCGTCACGATGTCGCAGAGCTTCACCTGCTCAAGTAAGCCGATGTTTTCGCCCTCGTCTGTACTGGAGAGGTCCACGAACTTCACGTCAATCGAAACATCCGGCACTCCGATCCCGGCGCTCTGAACGTATGCCTCCGCTCTGGTCCTTAATTCGGCCTCTGTGGGCTTCTCCTGAAAGTCCTGGCTGAAATCCTTGACCACCGTTCTGTGGTACGGGAAAGAGCCCAATTTCGAGCCCTGAACGACCTTCTCCGGGAGCGTGACCACGTTGCCGCCTTCGTTGTCGGCCCAGTACGGGCAGATGCCGGTGATCGTGTTTGCGATGTTCGATTCCTGGTTCAGGTCCGTGATGTTTTTGCCGTACCGGAGCGTCACGCCATTGTCAGCGCCACGGTTGGCCCATAACTTGACCGTGTACCGGTCGAACTCGTACTCGCCGCCGTACAGATCCAGGAGCGACCCAGACGTACCACCAAGCCGGGACCGGACCGATGCCGGAACCGTCTGACGATAATTGCCGGTCGTGCTCTTGTCCGTCCAGAACGTAAACGGGTTCGCCTCCGCGCTGTTGTTCTTTAAGCCTTCCAGTGCCGAGACCACACCTGTCGCCGTGAAGGGCATCGCCGGGATGTGCGAAAGCTGATAAGAGATGTGTTCGGCATCGACCTCAATGATCCCGGACAGCGGCTTCGTGACCTTGTAGATCCGGAAATAGTCAGGCTCCCGGTTCTTCGACGGTGTAGCCTTAATGACCGCGCCCTCTTTCAGGTCTTTGAAGCGTCGGCCTGTGACCGGGTACGTCAATCGCAGCTCATAGCGCCCGTTCCGCTCCTCTGTGACCACGCAGGAGATCGCCTCCCCCAGCGCACCGATTCCGAGCGTGTCATAGTCCAGCCGCACATCCGGCACCGTGAACAGCTCGCCGTCCTCGTTCGTCAGGATCTGGCCCTGTTCATCGACCACGAGCAGGTCCACAGATCCGAAAAGAATAGGAATCACAGCGTCCACCACCTTCCTGTGATCTCCACGCTCGTGATGTCGCCCGTGAAGCTGATGCCGGTCGGTCCGGGTTTGAGCTTCGGGAACTCCGAGAGCCGGACCAGGTTGTTGCAGTTCAGCGTCCCCTTGTAGCAGTCCATCAGCACCGAGTCGATGTCGATGTACTCCGAGATCCCCGTCAGCGTGATGATCTGGTTCCCGATCGTGACCGTACCGGAGCCCGTACCGTAGACGCGGATGAGAGGCTTCGATTCAAAGTCCGTCTCGTTTGTAATGGTACCGGCAGCAGTAAAGACCGTCGGTGTCTCGTTCAGGATCCTCTTGTAAGGGTCAGCCACGACGTCGATCGTGAAGTGCAACGTGCTGCCATTGACCGAGATCTTCACCTTGCAGCGTCCGATGTAGTACCAGTCCGGATCGTTCAGGAACCGGATCTGCATCTTCCGCCCGTGAAGTTTAGCCAGGACGAGCTGCTTCTCTGCTTCCCAGTCGAGCCCCATGTACTCGAACTCGATCACCATCTGCCGGTTGTTGTACTGCACGCGACCTGCAAGCTCTGACAGATCGACCGGAGCGCGTCCCGGAACTTCTACATATTCCGTGTAAACCTCCGGAGCGCCCTTGTCTGCGTGTGTAAATGTTAAGTTTAGATCTTCCCTGGAGTTGTATGCCCCGAAGATCACGTCTGAAGAAATCATGCGAAGGCCCTCCTGTCAGCCGAAGACAGCGCCCCGAGCTCCTCGTTCATCGGACCGGCAAGGATTCTCGCCACCTGCCGCCCGTCGAGGCTCAATCCGAAGCCGTCACGAAGCAGATCTATAATCGCATCCAGCTTTTCTTCCATCGCCACGAATGCGTTGTTGTTGTCGTTCAGAGGCGTGACCCGTGCGTTTCCGTTCCCGTTAAGGTTCAGCAGTTCCGGTCCGTCTTCGCCGACGATCGCGGTTCCGCCCGTCACATCACCACCCTTTGCCAGGTACGGGATGTTCGGGATCCGGATGTCCGCGAAACTCGTGTTTTTACCGATCAGCTTCGACGCCCCGGCGATCACCGCACGAAGCGGAGCCAGGAAGATGTTCAGACCGTTGATAAGTGTGTTGATAAATCCGATCAAGCCGTTAAGGACCGACTTTGCCACGTTCCGGATGCCGTTGAATACGCTCGTAAATACCGAGCCGAGCGTCCGGATGATCGGCATTACGAAATTGATCGCCGCACCTAGGCCCGTCCGGATCACGTTTGCGATCGTCTGGATCACCGGCGTCAATGCCTGGATAAGCGACAGGACCACCGGCAGCACCGTCTGCGCGAGCTGAACGAATACCGGCATAAACGCGCTCATAAACTGCGTGATGATCGGAAGCAGCGACCGGATGATCTGCGTCATCGGAGGCAGCAGCGTCGTGATCAGGTTAAGGATCACCGGCAGGAGCTGTCGTGCGAGATCCATCACCGGCGGCATGATCTCTGAGAACATCTGCTGGAGTGCCGGAGCCAGGAGGTCGAACATCCCCTGGATCAGCGGCAGGTTCTCCATGATGAAGTCCATCAGATCCGTGACCAGCGGCATGATCGACGCACCGAGGTTCGCTCCCATCGCCGTCAGCGAATCCGTCACGTTCTCGATCGCATCGTCCAGCGTTGCTCCGGCCTTGACGCTCGTTTCATCGAACACCATGCCGAGGTCGTGTGCCTCCTGACGCATGGCATTCATTTCTTCGCCGGAAGCGTTCAGGAGCGGTGCCATTTCGTAGGCAGCCTTTTCGCCGAACAGTTCCGCTGCGAGTGCCGCACGTTCTTCAGCTGTTCCGAGCTCGTAGATCTGCGCGAGTGCTTCGTCCATGCTCATGTCGAGGCCCTGGACATTCTTTGCTGCCTTCTCGAGTGTGGTCATTTCCACGCCGGACAGGTTCGCAGCGTGTGCGAGTTCCTGGTATGTGTCCGTGCTGACGCGCATTCTCTGGCTGGCCTTGTCGATCACGTCCATCGTCGAGGAAGACTGCTTCGCCATCGAGAACATTCCCCCGACCGCTGCACCAGCCGCACCCACGACCGCCGTTCCGACCTTTGCCGCTTTCCCTGCGATGTCCTTAAAGGTCTTCCCGGTGTCCTGTGCCTTTTTATCAGTTTTTGCGAGGGAGTCGTTCGCTGCATCCGTGTCGATGAAGATGCTGCCGACCAGTTTGAACAGATCCAAGTTGTTACCCCTCTTCTTTCATCTGTTTGCGGATCTCCTCGACTTCTGCAAGGATCTCCTCATTCGAACGGAGGTCAATGCTCGCGTAATTTGAGCAGCGCTCCCGGTACTCGTTGAAGTCCATCGACTTGAGGAAGCCCATCGCCATGAACGGCATGACAGCGTTCCATTGAGCCTGGAGGATCTCCGTGGTGTGTTCTTGCTTAATTCGCACGATCAGGTCGTGCATGATTGCTACATCGAGCGCCTCGATCTGTGAAATCGTCCAGCCGTACCGGCTCGCAAAAAGGTCGATTATTTCGTCGCCTTTAGGGATGCCGACAGAGATCGAAAAAAAGCGGTCCAGCGCTCCCGGTCGATGCTTTCGATGTACTTTTCAACATCTTCGCAAAGGTCCAGAAGGTCACGCTGCGAAAGTTCCTCCGGATCTGCTTCGAGAGGCCCTGCCAGGAAGCGAAAAACGGCCTTTTCAGCCTCTTCGTCTCCGGCATTGGAAAGTAAACCGAATATCAGCTTCGCGCCGACTTTTTCCTGCTTTTCTGCGGTCACAGCGGCCTTCCCGTCCGCGACCCGGTTCATGTATGTCGCCAGTTCGACGAGTTCATCCTTGACGCCGATCTTCTGTAAGACCTTCAGCGCCATGAAGACGTCGTGTCCGTTCAGATTTCTCATTTTTTCCTCCTGAAGTCTGAAAAATCAGGGAGCCAGTCTCCCAGCTCCCCTCTTGTTATGATGTGGCGGTAGTGATCGCCGCAAACGCATTCGCCATGTTCGTCAGGAACGTCAGCGCATTCAGCGTCAGCGTCGCTTCCGAGCCGTCGATCACGACACGGCCCTGGACTGTGCCACGGTCTCCGTCTGCATTGATGTTCCGGAACTCGCGCTCAACGGTGAACTGCGAGCCGCCTCTTGTCAGAGCGACGTCAACGCCACCGATCGAGACCAAACCAGCGCCGAGCAGGATCGTTCCAGCTGCGGTGTCGGCAGCCGTGCCGGAGTAGTTGATCTCCCAGGGCTCCTCGTAGTCGGCAGCTGTCGAGACCATCGCGTCCGTGTTCGAATAAGTGCCGGTGAATACGAGCTGCGCGACCGTGTCGTCCTTCTCGACCATCGTCAGATCAATGTTGCCTTTATTGATCGCGTTCTTCAGCGTGATCGTCACAGCCTTGCCGCCGTGAGTCTTGCCGGTGAAGACGACGTTTTTGAAGTCGGTATTCGAAACGATACCGGTTCCCTTGATCGTGATTGCCATTTGTTACTCCTTCCCGAGGATGCCTCTGTCCGTGGCGCTCCTCGCATATACCTGTGCCTGATACCGAAGCACCAGGTGAATGATTGTTTTGTCGGGATCTTCGACCTGACCGTTGCTCTGTTCGAAGAAGGTCGGGAGGATCATCTGGTCCACCAACTCGTCCGGAGCGTTCCAGAACGCAAACAGATCGCGCACCGCGTCCATGATCTCGAACGCGAGCGAATTGTCTTTCGACCAGACGTGGATGTCCATCAGGAAGTCCTCGCGGCCCATGTCCGTCGGCGTGATGCTCGAAAAGTCCACCACGATGTGCGGATAGAGGCTGTCGTCGTTCACTCGCTTGTAGCCGATCTCCGTGATCCCGTACTGTGTTTTGATATTGTTCAGGCGGTCCATGATGATCCGCCGCAGTTCGTTAGTCATCGCCGTCTGCGTCTCCGTTGTATTCGTTCTCGTTGATCTTCGCCTCGAGCTTCATCGCCTCGCCTGACAGTCCGGAGAGGTACTGGCTTTCGATCTTAACGATCTCCGGCACGTTCTCCTGGACAGTCTTCGTCAACAACCCCAGCCTCGGCACGTTTCCGGTCGACGTTCCGAACTCCTGGAAGTAGGCATAAAAGCCGTCCATCCGTCCGGAGCTCAAACCGATCTGTACACGAGGCGCGGTCGTTTTCTTTCCGGCGATCACGTTGTACTTCGTTGCCTTCCCTGCGTCTCCGCTGTGCTTCTCGAAGTGCTGATAATACGCATTTCGGAACATCTTTGAGACAAACTTGCCAACGTCCCGAAGGGCGGCCCGGTTCAGCTCGTAAAGGAAATACTGGGTCGCATCCAGATTGCTCTCGTATGTGATCTCTGTCTTTCCCTTTTTGAACTTGATTTTTGTCTGGCTTTTAGGTGTTGGCATTGTTCGTCACCGCCTTCGGGTTGCTGTTGTCTTGGTAGCAGGTCAGCTCGATCTGATCTCCGGAGCGGTATGTCCGCAGCACCCGGAGGATCGCCGTGTCTGTGCTCATAAAGGGCGTGTACTCGACCAGTTCCTCTCCGTGGTAGTCCATGAAGTTCTCCAGGATGAAGCGGATCTCCGGCCTGTACCCGAGCGCCATCGCCTGATAGACCTCGGTCATTCCGACGGACTTTTCCTCCGCCATGACCTGACGTTTGACGTAGCTTTCCACGAGATCACCCAGCGCGTTGATCGTCTCGACCTTTTTGACCAGGTTGATCGCTGTGTATGCCATCAGAGCACCTCCATGCCATAGGCGGTGGATTCGCGCATCTGGCCCTTCTGCATCTCGTATGCTGCCTTCAGCCTGTCGAAGTCTGCCGGTGAACCGAACATCATCCTGACATAGGTGACGATCGCCGTGCTGGCGAGCGGATCTGTTACCGTGTAGTCGGTTGCGATGCCATTCTCTTCTGTTTTTTCGACCTCAAACTGCGCCCCTGCGTGTTTAATGTCCGCGATTGCAGCCGCGATCAGATCCAGCAGTTCGGCATCAAAGACTGTCGTCGAGATCCTCATTGCCAGTTTTACTCTCTCCAGCATTGTCGTCTCCTTTTCTGAAGGCCTCAAAGTAGCCTCGTGTGATTTCCGCATAGCCGATGTGGCCCATCTCCAACGAACTGTCGCAGAAGATCTTGTAGCCGCATTGCCTTGCTCTCCAGCAGAAGCTGATGTCCTCGCCCATGCCAGGCAGCGGATCAAATATCCTTCCGTACTTCCCGGCAACTTCCAGCAGCACGTCCGTCTTCATCAGGACGCCGCCGAAACCGCACCCACCGACCTCGAAGATCCCATCCGGCACCGATTCGAAGGTCGTATAGGAGCATCCCTTCTCCGTCGCCTCGAGCTTGTCAAAAAGCACGGTCGAATATGGAGGCTGTCTCCGGAAATAAAGACCGGACAGGAACTCGATGTCGTTGTCTTCACAGACTTTCAACATCCGCTCCAGGAAGTCCGGCCTGAAGGTCATGTCGCTGTCAAGCCAGAGCACCCAGTCGGCTTCGGACTTGATCGCTGCCTTTGCCAGATTATTCCGGCTGTTATAGACGAGCGAACCGATCTCGAAACCGACCAGCGTGTCTCCGGGTCTCCGCAGCATTGCGAGAGATTGAGCGAACCGTGCCGGAAGCTGGTCCATGCACGGAACTGCGATGAAAAACTTGCTCATGTTTGCCTCCTGAAGCATTAAGCGCAATTAGTGAGTGATCTTGACGAACGCGTTCGGAGCGACGACGCCGATGCCGACGTATTCACGGCCCAGGATGCGGATGAGGTCCTTTTCCATGAGGGTCTTGTCGTCGAACTTGATCTCGATCTCGTCACCGTTCGGGAAGTTCGCCTGTGCACCAGCACCCAGGTCGCCGACGATAGCGTAGGTCACGCCGGTCGTAGCAGCGGAGAAGGACGTGATGCTGTCATTGAAGACAACCGGAAGGCCTTCGAACGGGTCATAGTTGTACTTGTTATCCGCCTGAGCTTTCTTGAACTGGCCCCAGGTCGCCTTGTTCATGATGACAACTGGATCAGCTGCTTCGTCGGACAGATGAGACAGAGCGTCCGCAACCAGGCCGACAGTTACAGTCGTGGACGTGATCTTCGGAACGCCAGGAGCGCCGGTCGTAGAAACCGTGCCAGCCGCTTCGATGGAAGCGATCAGCTGTTCCGCTGCCTTCTTTGCGATTCTGTAGGTCAGTTCGTCGTAGATGTAATCCAGGAACTCGGTGCCCTTCAGGTCATAGACTTCATCAGAGATGGAGATCCATTTCTTGATGGACTGCGGAACCAGGGAAACGACACCCAAGACCAGCGTCTCTTCCGTGACAGCGCTGTTCGCTGCTTCGGTGTGGACAGTAGCATCGCTCGAGGAAATCTCGAAGCCGATCTTCACATTGCCCTTCAGGTAGGTCTTGCGGACGCGAGACATGATGCCGTCACGGTTCCACGCCGTGCGGACGCGGTCTTCTGCATATGTAGCGACCGGAACGGAACCGGCTGCGACGTTCTCGGTGAGAAGTGCGCGGCACTCGGAATCATCACCGGTCTTGATGTAGTTCGCCCATGCGACTGCATACTCATTGGTTTTTCTAACTTCCATGTTAGTCATTGTTTTTCTCTCCTCAAAATTCTGGATTTCTTTGCCGGTCTCGAGGACATCGGCAATCTGTTTCGCGCGAGCTTCCGCAGCCTCGTTGATCGCGGTCTCGCGTTCGTTCAGGGAGCGCTCCTCTTCGTTGAGGGCGTCCGCCTCATTCTCAAGAGCGTCCAGCACATCATCCTCTGCCGTTTCCAGCTCCGCCGTGATAGCGTTTCTGCGCTCCACGATCTCGGCCTTCCGTGCCTGGATCTCATCGAGATTCATTTCGTTGATGTTCATTCGTGGACATCTCCTTTCAGCTTGTTCTTGATCCGTTCGACCTTCTCAGCTCGCTCGCGCTCTCTCCGGCGCTCCTCTTCGATCACTCCGTCCCAGTAGGATCTCGCGCTGATGTCGGTGTTCGGATTTGCCGGGATTGATACCGCAGAAACGTCGTACACCTTCCGCACCTTGAGGATGGAGCGCGTCCGCGTTTTGTCGTTGTAGCTCTCCTCCTCGACCGTGAAGGCCCAGGACATCTGCGTAACAAGTCCGGCTTTTATGGATTCGTACATCTGGCGGCTCGCCTCTGTCGACGAGAGGTCGGCCCGAACGTACAGACCATGCTCATTGATTGAGAGCTGAAGGGTCCCGTTCGACTGTCTCGCGTAGACCATGCCCTCGTGGTTGTAAAGAAAGATCACGTCGCCCATGTCCGCGTTCATAAGCGCGTCGCGTGTGATCTGCTCCATGTATTTGTTTCCGTCGTACTCAAAAAGCACATACGGATCGTCGAAGGTCGTTGCATAGCCTTCCACGATGTACTTCTGCTCTTCGTCCTCCAGCGCCCGGAACTGCATCTCCGGCATCTGGATCATTCTGTACTCACGATCATTCTTGATTGCCATTGTCTTCTCCTTCTTCTGCCGGTGTCGTTTCTTCGACCGGTTCCGGCTCGGTCTTTTTGTCGCCGAGGTAGTAATATTCGCCACGGATCGGAATCAGATCGCCGAGTTCCGAAGGCAGCTCCGTGAAGTTAAGAAGCACCCGGGCCTCGTTGATCGTTAGAACGCCTCGGTCCATCATCGCGCCCACGAAGTTGATCTTGTCGCCGGTGCTCATGTACTGGAGCCGATTCGCCGTGACGTGTACCTTCGCGCCGTAGCCCTGTTCCGTCTCGGTGAAGAACATCTTCGTTAGGACCTGCTCGAGCTGGATAGCGAATGGCTCGATCTTTCCGTCGAAGAAGGCGTCGAGTTGTGCTCCGGCTGCGGTGTTCTGAATGACTGCATCATTGACGCCGAAATAATCATTCACGGATTCCTTGATGAACTTCTGGTCGTCCGTGCTGATCGCGTAGGCCTTCGACTGGATCTGCTGGATGTTGTCGTAGGTGTTCGGGAAAAGCAGGAAGCCGTTCTTGTCAGCAGACAGGTTCCGCTTCGTGAAGTTCTCCTGCTCGATTGCTAGATCTTCCGGATCCTTCCAATTCGTCGACCGCGCCATGAACCGGAACGACGCTGCGCTCTTGATCGCTTCCTTGATTCCTTGACGCTGAATCGTCACCAGATCCAGCGCATCATCCAGGGCGATGTTCGATTCGCCGAACAGATCGTCCTCGTACTGGCACTTTGTCAGGATGCCGCAGCGGTCCAGTTCCATCGCACCGAGTTCATTGTTCGAGAACTTGTACTCGATCCACTTCTTTCCGGTCTTGTCTTCCAGTAATCGGCAACGGCTCGGAAGCACAGACCAGATGCCGGTCACTTCCATGGACCGGTTTAGAATCGGGACCAGGATCACCGTGTTCTGCATCTCAAGGATTGTCACCGTCCGCGCCAGGAACTGTGACCATGTCTGAATCGGGTTCGGGCGCTTTTTGATGATTGTCTGGAGTTTCGGCTGCGCTGCTCCGTCGATTTTCACCTCGAGTTTCGAGATGTGCCGTGCGATGGCATCGAGTGCCGACCGGACCGCGTCCATCTCGTAGAGTTTGCCGCTGAATCTCCGGAAGTGCGGCTGGTAGGTCGTGAGCAATTTGTAACTCGCGCTCAATTCCCTCCGGGCCTTCACGTTCCCGAGTAGTTTGTCAAAAAAGGACATCGTTTCACCTCTTGTTGTTCTGAAGCTGCGGCCCGATCTCGTTCCACCACTTCTGTCTGACGGTCATTGCATCCAGGAAGGCTGCCATGCCGTCGATCCGGGCTGTCTGGCTGATCTTCACCAGCTTCTTCCGGTTCGTTTCGTTGTTAAGTTTCAGCGCCGCATTCAGGAAGTGGATCTTCAGCAGGTCGTTGTCGCCGCATTCGAACGCACCGTCCCGGACCATTCCGTCCACCTCGTTGATCACCGGCGTCAGGTTTTCGCCCTGGTAAACATCGTCGACCTGGTAGCCGTATGACGCCAAGCTCTGGATCAGGTAGTTTGCGGAGTACCGGTCATACCCGAGTTTCAGTGGGTAGATCTTGTACTTCTCGATCAGGTCGTGGAACCATTGTTCGCAGTCGTGATAATCCACGAAGTTCTCGCCGGAAGGCGTCAAAAAACCGCGAGCGATGTATGCCCGATACGGAACACCATCACGCGCGGTCGCTTCTTCTATTTTTTCGGATGGCATCCAGAAGTGTGCGAACACGTTCAGCTTGCCGTCCTTTTCCACGATGCAGATCGCTGCCGTCAGGTCCGTCGTCTGCGACAGATCCAGACCGGCTACTGCATAGCACCGATTAAAATCCTCGAACCGCAGCGGCTTCCCGGAGAAGCACTTCGCCACGTCCTCGGTGTTCAGCCAGGCCTGTGAGGAGTTCTGCTTCACGTTGCAGTATTTCGTCAGGAACTCGGCCTTCTTTGAAAGCGATCCCTCCGCGATGGCAATTTCCTCCAGCAGATAATCCACCGAGACGCTCACACCAAGGTTCGGGTTCGACTTCCGCAGCTCGTTGATGTCATTCCACTTGTCTGCGTCGTCGATCATATAAAAAAGAGGCAGCAGTCGGCGTTCCTTGCTGTTCCCCAGCAGATAGGCCGTGCCCCTCTTCACAATCTCATCGTATATGCTGTCGTTTATATAACCGGAGGTCGAGCACGACAGCAGCAGCCCTTCCGGTCTCGCACCCATGCCGGACTTCATGACCTCGTACTGCTTCAAGCCCTGATCACCTGACCAGCTCGCGATCTCGTCGCAGATCGTCAGCGAAGGGTTGAAACCGTCGGACTTCTTTGCGCTGAACGCGATCTTCTTCACCGTGCTGTTTGAACTCGGTATGAACAGATCCGTCATCCGGTGCTTCGCACGGTCAGGCAGCTCCGGATCATCCTTGTCGAAGAGCAGGTCCTTGTCGAGCGTGATCATCGTCCAAATGTCGTTGTAGATGATCTCCGCCTGGTCGAGCTTCGGAGCCAGGCAATAGATCCTCGTCCCGAAGCCTCCATCGACGAAAAACTCATAATTGGCGATCGCGCTGGCAAACAGGCTCTTGCCGTTCTTCCTGGCCACGATCAGCGCCACCTCCCGGAACTGTCTCCGGCCTTCCTTGTCCATAATGCCGAAGATCAGCGAGATCGTCGCCTTCTGCCAGATCTCCAGCTTCAGGAGGCCCGGCGCGAGAGGCCCTTCCGTGTGACGGCAATGTGCTTCTATCCATTCGACCGCTGCGTTCGCCTTTTTCTGGTCGAAGAAGATCTCCTTCCTCTCCAGTCCCTCGACGATCATCTCGTAAAGCCGCCGGATCCATTCACCTACCGTCACCGATCCGTCCTTGATCTGCTGATAGTAAGTGTAGATCCAGTTCGTTCCGGTCATGTCGTCCTCATTCATTTGCCCTTCTGGTCAGTCAGAACCGGTCCGGTCTGGTCGCTCCAGGTCGTGCCGATTCGTGCAATATATTTTTCTAAAC